AAGTACGTGTGTGAGCGCGAGAGCTACAACCCCGGCTGGACGTCGCACAAGTTCAAAGAGAAGTTTGGTTCATGGCCGAACGGCATACACGCCGATCCGGTTCCGCCGACCGTTGAAGTGCAACGCTGGTTGAAGTCGCGCCGCTTGGCATGGGCAAAAGAGAGGAAGGCCGCATGACCTTCACCGATTTCTGCCGTTTGCATGGCGTGCTGATCGACACGCTGCCTGCTGTGGGCGTGTGGAAGCGCTACCGCACCGAAGACAAGCCGCAGCACCGCAACGGCGCTGTGAAGTACATGGGCGACCACGGGTTCTGTCAAAACCACGCATCCATGCAAGAGGTGGCGGTGTGGCGTGCTGAGGGCGTGTCTCACGTGGCGCAGCAGGAAATGCGCCGGGTGGCACAGCAGGCCAGCCAGGACATTGCACGCGGTCAGCAGCAGGCCGCACAGCGCGCCGCCGAGATCCTGCGCGCCTGCCGCGCCGGCCGGCATCCGTACATGGCGAGCAAAGGTTTTCCCGAGGAATCGGTGAACGTGTGGAGCAGCGACAAGGGCGACGTGATGGTGGTGCCCATGCGCGTTGGCTCGCAGCTTGTCGGTTGCCAAACGATTACCGAGGCGGGCGACAAGAAGTTTTTGTATGGGCAGCGTTGCAGCCATGCGGCGTTTGTTTTCAGCGCCGGGAGCGGCATCCAGATCGTGTGTGAGGGGTATGCCACCGGCCTATCCGTTCGCCTCGCTATGAGCCGCCTGAAGCGTCCGTATTCGATCCATATCTGCTTTTCTGCCGGGAACATGAAGAAGGTAGCCCAAGGTTTGCCACGTGGCCTGGTGGTGGCAGACAACGACTCGAGCCGCACGGGTGAGCGCACCGCGCAAGAAATCGGCTGGCCGTATTGGATGAGCGACCGCGTTGGTGAGGATGGCAACGACTACCACCAGCGCGCCGGGCTGTTTGCTTTATCGCAGGGCTTGTCCGCTGTGATGTTGCGCAACCGGGAGCCGCTGGTGGCGTAGCAGTACCTGCTTTCTGTCGCTGCCACGACGTTAAAGGGGGCAGACGAAAAGAGAAAGGTTGAGTGTTTTGCGTGAGTGTTCAACCTTTCTTTTTTCTTTCCTTTTCGAGTTCTCCTGAATTGACAGGAATATTCCCCAAAGTGCTTGGGGGGTAGGGGGGGTGTTCCCGGTTTTCGGTTTCTTTTTTCTTTCGGGGCGATACATGAGACGAAGCAGTAAGAGCAGTGTGAGATTGCCAGTAAGCGTGATGTGGAAATTTGCAAAAGCACATGGCTTTCATGTTGGCGAAGGAATCAGCCCGTATTCGTCTGTTGCTGGGTCGCTTGCAAAGTTGGGCCACAACTCGGCTGGATTGTCAGAGAAAGCGTTTTGCTTGAAGCATGCGGCTGTGATTTTTGAGTCTGTTCGCGGTGTTCTGAAGCCAGCGAAGCCCGCAAGGAAGTCTGCTGATGTTCATTCGGGGCATCTGGCCTACGTGATGACAGATGCTTTTTTGTCGAGCTACGAATGGCGCAGGGTGCGCATGGAAGCATTGAAGAAGTACGGGCCGGTTTGCCAATGCTGTGGGGCAACGCCTGCGACTGGCGCTGTGATGAATGTGGATCACATCAAGCCGCGCAAGGTGTTTCCTGAGCTGGCGCTGACCGTGGAGAACTTGCAGATTCTTTGCCATGAGTGCAATCACGGCAAAGGCAATTGGGACATGACGGATTGGCGATTGACTTCGGCTGCGTCGGCCAAGGCTTGAAAGAAGGGGAGTTAAGGGTGAAGACGGAGAAAGAGCAGCACTGGTCAGAAACGGAATTCACCGAAGCGCTGAACCACTTGGAACGAATGTCACGCGAACCCGGCTTTAAGCACCACGCTTGGGAACGGGCCAAAGAACTCGACAAGGCCGACCACGGCATGTATCGCGGCATCAAAGCCGCATTGATTGAACGGATGAAAACAGCATGACCGACATCAACGCCTTGCTGAACGAGCGCCAGAAAACGCATGGCGACTTCGCCACGCATGCCGAGCTGTGCCAGTACATGAGCGACACCATGCGAGCATCTGACGGCTGGCTGCCGCTTGCCGCCGATCAGCGGGAGGCGCTGGAGATGATCCAGCACAAGGTGGCCCGTGTGCTCAACGGCAACCCGAACGAGGCTGATCATTGGCGCGACATTGCGGGCTATGCCACGCTGGTGAGCCGTCGGCTGGAGGCGAAGCAATGAGCCGCCCCAACTGGCATCCTGTGGATGCGGAAAGGGGTGCGCTGTGACGGTACACCTGGGCGTCGATCCGGGCGCAGTGAGCGGCGCATGGGGCCTTGTCGATCATCACGGCGGGTTTCTGGCCTGTGGCGACATTCCGAACAAGGATGGCCGCGTCAACACCCGGCAACTGTGGGCAGAGCTGAGCCAGGCCATTGACAAGCGCGATTGCGTCATTTGGTGCGAGAGCGTGTTCAGCAGGCCGGGCCAGGGCTCAGCCAGCAGCTTCAAATTCGCCCGCGCTGCTGGGGCCATAGAAGCCGTCTGCGAGCGCTTTCTGTACCCGTGGCAGCTGGTCACGCCGCAAGCTTGGAAAAAGCACCACGCATTGAGCAGCAACAAAGACGAATCGAGCGTGCTGGCGCGTCGGCTGTTTCCGGAGGCGGCTGCGCACTTGAAGCGCAAGAAGGATCACGGGCGGGCCGAGGCGCTGCTGATTGCTGAGTACGGTCGGCTGCATTGGGAGGACGTATGAAATTTGACGATAGCCGGTGGGCGCTCACGATTCGCAAGGGCGACGCGGTGGGCGGGTTTGTGCGGGTGGAGGTGGCTGTATGAGCGACCGCGCATCAATCCGCTGCTTTGAGCCAGTGCAGGCCCACAAGGCCATGACATCGCAACTCTGGCCGCTGCTGAAAGCAAACCTGATGGCTGGGCGGCGCATGGTGCTGACGCTCGCACCTGAGACGCGCAGCCTGGCCGAAAACGCGATGCTGCACGCCCTGCTGACGCGCATCAGTAAGCAAGTGGACTGGGCCGGGGCGAAGCGCGACGCCGAGACGTGGAAGCGACTGCTTACCGCCGCATGGTTGCGCGCACGCGGCGAACCGATTGAGATGCTGCCTGCGGTTGATGGGCATGGGGTTGACATTGTGTTCCGCCGGACAAGCCAGCTCACCCGCGCCGAGTGCGCTGAGTTGATCGAGTTCGTGCTGGCATGGTGCGCCGAGCATGGGGTCGGCACTGCAGAGGCAAGGCCGGGGGGGCGGCATGAAGGGTAAGACGCCAACCAAGGCCGAGCGCGAGCTGCACGACCGCCTGGCCAGCCTGGGCTGCATCGCCTGCAAGAAGGATGGCCGCCACACCGAGGAAGTGAGCGTGCATCACATCGACGGACGCACCAAGCCTGGCGCCCACCTCAAGGTGTTGCCATTGTGCGCCGGCCACCACCAGGATGGCGCCGGCGCGCCTGGCCTGATTGCCGTGCACCCCTGGAAGGCCCGATTCGAGCAGCGATATGGCAGCCAGGTCGAACTGCTGGCCGAGTGCATGGAGCTGCTGGCCGTATGACCCGCGACCGCGAGCCCGACCACTTCCCCCCAGGCGCCTGGGTGGTTACACCATCGGGCGCCATCGGCCAGGTGGAGAGCGTGCGCGGCATGCAGTCGCGCCGCGACTACTTCATGCGCGTGGTGGTTCGCTTCGGTCCCAAGCCACGAGACACCGTAATCCTGCAGGCCAAGCTGCTGCGCGCAGCTGACAAAAATCCCGAAACCCCAAAGGCCACCGAAAGAATCGAAGCATGATGCAGACCTTCACGCTGCCCTGGCCATCCAAGGGCCTGAGCCCCAACGACCGACCGCACCGCATGGTGCTGGCCCGCGCCAAGAAGGCCTACCGCCAAGCATGCGGCTGGACCGCCAAAGCCCAGGGCGCAGCGACACCACCGCCCGGACAGCTGGCCGTGCACCTGGTTTTCAACCCGCCCAGCCGCCGCGCCTACGATCAGGACAATCTGGTGGCAAGCATGAAGTCGGGCCTGGATGGCCTGGCTGATGCGCCGGGGGTGGACGACAAGCTGTTTTGCCTGACCGTGGAGCTGACCGAGCAGGTGGCCGGCACCGTGGTGGTGACCGTGGGGCCTGCAGCATGAGCGCCATGACCGCGCGTGAGCACTGCCGCCGGAGTGCCCACTGTGCCTAAGATGCTAAGTGCCAAACAGCAGGCGTTCATCAAGGAATACCTGGTGGATCTCAATGCCACTGCGGCCTACAAGCGCGCAGGCTACACAGCCCAAGGCAACTCAGCCGAGGTGAATGCTGCCAGACTGCTCAGGCATGCTCAGGTCTCAGCAGCCATCCAAGCCGCCAAGGAGGCGAGGGCCGAGGCCTTGGACATCAGCGCCAAATATGTGATTGACGGCATCATGCGGGTGACCGCCGCAGCCGAGGGCCGGGATAAATTATCAGAGGCCCTGCGTGGCTTCGAGCTGCTTGGCAAGCACCTGGGCATCTTCATCGATCGCACCGAGCTGACCGGCAAGAACGGCGGCCCCATCGAGCAGAAGCAGACCGGCGGTGTGCTGCTTGTGCCTGGCGTGATGGACCCCGAAGCCTGGGCAGCGATGGCCGAGAAGCAGGGCCAGGAGTGAGCAAGCACCCGCCAACCGCTTGGGCTCCGCTGCCTGGCGCCCAGTTCACTTTCCTGACCTGCCCCATCTTCGAGGCCTTGCTGCACGGCACCAGGGGAGGCGGCAAGACCGACGCGCTGCTGATGTCGTTCGCGCAGCATGTCGGAAAGGGCTACGGACAGCACTGGCGTGGGGTGCTTTTTCGCCTGACTTATCCACAGCTGGCCGATGTGGTGGCCAAGAGCCGCCGCTGGTTCAAGCAGATTTTCCCGGAGGCCAAGTTCAACAAGTCGGACTATGTGTGGGAGTGGCCGACCGGCGAAATGCTGTTCTTTCGCTATGGCTCGAGCGAGGACGACTACTGGAACTACCACGGCCATGAGTACCCATGGCTGGGCTTCGAGGAGCTGACCAACTGGCGAAACTTGGAGTTCTACGAGGCCATGCACTCGACCTGCCGCAGCAGCTTCCCAGGCATGCCCCGCATGGTGCGCTCGACCTGCAACCCCTACGGGCGCGGCCACGGAGCCGTCAAAGCCCGGTTCGATCTGGGCGTTGGCGGTACACCCAGCGGCCGCGTGCTGCAGCTGCCAGACCAGAAACCGCGGGTGGCGGTGCGCTCGACCATCTACGAAAACGTGCACCTGTTGTCGGCTGATCCCGAATACATCCAGACCCTGCAAGGCTTGAAAGACCCCAACCGCCGCAAGGCCTGGCTGACGGGTGACTGGGACATCCATGTTGGCAGCTTTCTCGAGGGCGTGTGGAACGCCGAGCGCCATGTGGTTGAGCCCTTCCCCATCCCGCCCACCTGGAAGGTCTGGAAGGCGATGGACTGGGGCTACGCCAGGCCCTACGCGGTGCTGTGGTTCGCCCTGGACCCCGATGGCGTGCACTACATCTGGCGCGAGCTGTACGGCAAGGGCGAGAAGGACAACGAGGGCAGTCGCGAGGACGCCGCGCGCGTGGCCAGGCGCATCAGGGCGCTCGAGGAGCACGACGAGCGCCTTGGCTACGAGTACCGCCTCAACCTGGCCGACCCCTCGATTTTCAGCAAGATCGGCGCCGACCGCAGCATCGGGCAGATATTCCGCGAGAGTGGCGTGAAGTGGGCCGAGGCCTGGAACGCTAAGGGCTCGCGCGTCAACGGCGCCCAGGAAATCATCAGGCTGCTGGGCGAGGGCCGACTTAAGGTGTTCAGCACATGCGTGCACTGGCTGCGAACTGTGCCCGCCCTGCCGCCTGACGACATCAACCCAGAGGATGTCAACACCGACGCCGAGGATCATGCCTGGGACGCCACCCGCTATGGCGTGATGCGCCGCCGCAGGTCGCCCGAGGAAGAACAAAAATCCAGCGCCGACCAGGATGACAGCTACAAAGATGGCGACACGTTCTATCTCAAGGCTCCCGCATGAATGACGACCTCAGCCCCCTTGCCACCGCAACGCCCGAGCCAAAGCCCAAGGGGCTGCGCGAGGCGACGGAGAACGACCCGCTGGCCGAAACCTGGTCCAAGCGCATCGCATCGGCGCGCACGCACTGGGAGAAGTTCCACAAACGCATCAAGCACAACCGCAAACTGGTGGCCGGCCTCAACTGGGACGCTGACCCGGCCAGCCCAGATTTCGCCATGCACCGTGCAAACCTGATCCACGGCACCATCACCGGCGTTTTGCCCAACATCTACGCGCGCAACCCCGAACTGGGTGTGGCGCCGCTGCGCAAGTCCTCCAACCTCAAGCTGTTCTGCACCACCCTGGAGACAGTGACCAATCGATACCTCGAGCAGGCCGACCTCAAGGGCCGAGGCAAGATGGCTGTTCGCAGCGCCATGACCGTGAGCTATGGCGTGGTGAAGGTGCTTTACCAGCGCGACATCACTGAGGACCCGATCATCAAGGGCCGCATCCAGGACACCCAGGACAACATCGAGCACGCCGAAGGAATCCTGGCCCAGCTCGAGGACCCAGCCAGCCGACAGGATGAGGAGAGCCGCCTGGCCGAGCTGCGCGAGCTGATGGCCGGCCTGCAGGAAAAGGTGGAGGTGACCGCGGCCGAGGGCCTGGTGGTTGACCGTGTTCTGA